CCTCGCTCATAAATATCACTCGAAGGTGTAACATATTGACGATTGGCAGCTTGTCGATAAGTATTTTCTTCTAGAACTTGTACTAAAAAAAGTTTGGCTACAAGTATTCCAACGAAAAGTAAAACAAAAAAAAGAATGATTCTCGATTTAAAAAGAAAACTAGATTTCATTGTTATCAATCTTTAGACTGCCAAGAGATTTACGGATTGCGTAATTAACCTGTGTTTTCTGAAATCCCATAGAAGAAGAAAGAGCGATATCAACGCTATTTGAAACAGATAAATAAGAAAGCTCTAGATTTCCAACCTCGCTTTCAAGAGCGAGCTCTTTTTTCTCTAAAGTTTTTCTTTGTACAATATTAAAAACCATATTGCCTAAAATCAAAAAATATAAAATGGCTAGGCCACAGAAAACCGAAACCATTGCATTTAAAACAACCTTCTCCACTTCAATATTATTATTCGTAATAGTTACGTTTTTAATGCGTGTTTTTAGTTGTATGGTTGCTTGTCTCATTTTATTTTTTCTAAAATTCTTAATTTTGCACTTCTTGCTCTTTCGGATAGTGCTTGAGCTGCATACCGACAAGCGCATTTTGCAGCATGGCTTGCTGCGCATCGCGAGCATTTTTAAATGGGGTCATTCCCATTTCCATGCCTTGGGCAAATTGATTTAGCCCCTGCGAGGGGATGTTTGCATAGTTGAAAGGTTGAAAAGCCATATTTATGCACCCGTCTTCATTAGTGATTCCATGAGCTTAGCATAGGGATTCATATATGCTGTTGCCAATCCTGTTCCTGCGCCCAAGAGAGAACCATATAGCCCCTGCTGCTGAGCCTGCTTGTCTTTCTCTGAGCCGTATGCCATCGATGCTTGTGTTCCATATAAATTCGATAAATCGCTAGATAATCCCGTAGAGGCATTATAGCCTGTATTGAAAATCCCTTGGTTTCCCGCAAGACCACCAGAGTGAATGCCCATAACATTTTGAAGCCACTTATCCATATCTTGAGACAAGAGGCCCTGAGTGATTTCTTGCTGATTGGCTTGCTCAAGAGGAGCACCACGGAATCCTCCAGCCGCTGCGCTATTCGATGCCGCTTGGCCCATGCGATCTTCTTGCATCTGATATTGCTTGCTAGGCTCATAACCGCTCATAAACATTTCCAGCATTGCCGCTGGGTCATTCATCATCTTGCCATATTCGCCCAAAAGACCAGGGGCAACGCCTGCGCCCATATCGACATAGGGCTGCATGTATTGACGCATTGCGTCCTCGGCCTTTTGAAAGTACGGATTAGCCGCTTTCATGGGGTCTTTAGAGCTTCCGAAAATTGAGTCAAACATGCCCATTATCTTTTCCTTTTGACATTTTTACGTCGATGTTACGGTTTGAATGACTCCTGGAGCCGTTTTAACCTGCAACTTTGCTAAATCTGTATTAAACCAAACTGTACCCAATGATGAGTTAGGCTCAAGCCCAGTTATCAGGGCCGTGGTCATGTTTGGCATTATCACGCCATTGTTAACAATGGTCCCATTCGCCTGGCTTCCATCCGTTATCACCTGTGAGTTAATCGTCTCATTTAGCAGGGTGATAGTTCTAACCAGAGTTTGAGAAAGCTCGTCAAAATAGAGTATAGCCTCGGATGACATGCCGCCGTCTTTTTGAGTCCACTGCATATTGTAAAATGGCGGTATCTTTGGCAAGCTCATACTGCCACCTCCAGGATACCATCACTTACGACAAAACGATTTAATCCCCAGAATCTTATCTGGAGAGTTATTTCATTTGCATATCCAAGCTGCCACCACCGTATACGGTTAGCATAACTTCCTTGAGGGTTTAGATTATTGCCCATGATATCAGAGAACATTTGATTGCCATTTTTAGAGAAATTCAAATCGACTCGTGGCCAATATAAACCAATGGTGCAAAATCCATTCTCGCCCAACATGATATCGCTATCGACCTCAGTTAGCATCATATAGCCAAAAAATTCGGTTTCCATGTAATCTTCACAAATGGGTTGATTTTGCAAAAGCTTGGGGAATTTGTTAACTCCTTGCTCCATTGTGAAGGTAAACATTTTAGAGAAAAATGGTGAGCCGTCGGGAATTCTTACTGTATTTGTCACTCTGATGCGCGGGATTTGCTCGCCCGCATCGCTTCCGACAACTTCATATGCCCCATCTATCTCAGTAGACATTTCATATAATGCGCCACGCGCTAGGCTAACAAAAATAATTTTATTGTGAAAGTAAACAATCTTTCTTGCAGGGTGAAAGTCCATATTTGGGTCTGTCACATGAAAGAATTTTTGCGTGTTAAAATCATAGCTCAAAGATAAATTATCATCAGGATTGTAAAATGTTAGCTGATAAAAAAGATGCCCATCTTGACGATAGAAAAAAGCAGAGGATTGGCTCGGAAATTTTATTTGCTCTAGGATGTTATCAATTCCGTCAGTAGAAATATGATTAACTGATGCGCCATCAGTATAAATAATTCGAGGGCTTGAGTTTTCATTCTGCGCCAAGAAGCAAATAAAACCGTCATCCTCTGCAATCGTGGAAGTTGAGACACAGCCGGAGTCAATATTGAATGAGGAATTACGGCGATAATTTTCCTCTCCCCCTACCTGAGTAAAAACCTCGCAGACGCTCGAGCCAATAACCAAAATATTATTAGCTTTTCCAGGAAGTCTTTTGATCGCTAGGCAGTGGTCTGGTTTTGTCTGAAGCGGAAAACTGCTAAATGGAACATGGGTAATCGTCGTTTCAGTGGCAAACTGAAATGCATACCATGTAAAAGTATTATTTGGATCGTTAATTGACGGCGCAATCAAAAAGAAGGAATTATGATAAGTGACATAGCCAGGAACAACGCTAAATGCGCCAACTATCAAATCTTGCAAGGTGAAAGTATCATTGAAATAATTATAAAGCCACGCATCATTCCCGTCTACAATCAAGATTTGTGATGATAGATTCTCATCCATTACCACGTCGCCCGTGCGAGTGTTTAACGTACCTATTTGCGTGCGACCAAACGCATTATTAAGCCTAAAAACTCGATCATCAATGACCTCAATACAAAAGCCGCCCCGAATGGAGTTATATAACCCGCGCCCTTCGATTCCTACGGGCATGTCATTGAGCACGCGATAACCTGCATAGTTAATCATCCAGTTGTCAGAGATGAACATATTATAAGTTTTTTCTAGGCTGATTTTGGGGAAAATGCCAAACGTAGAAGAACCGACCACGGAAATGGGGATTTTCTGAACGTTTTGGGGCATTGATGGCATTGGAATCCTTTGTAAAATAAGTTAGCTTATTGCGTTGGAAGGTAGCCCTTCCCAAGATTGACCCAAGCCCACCCAAGACGTTGTTGTTTCTGTAGCGTGGAACTTTTATATATTGTCAAATCCATCGGTCTGGATTGCTTGTCAATAATGGCCTGATATTCAGCAAGCTGTTGCGCCGTGCCAGATGGAACGGGCATTGCGTATTCTTGGCAAATCTTGGCCGATAATTCCCACTTTAGATAAGTGGTGTAAAAAGTGTTTAAAGTAAGGCTTAAATCTTGCCCTTGGACAATATTCGCAAGCCGAAAAATTCCCTTGATAGTAAATTGAAAAGTTTGATTCGGAAGCCAATACATTGAAATATCCATGCCTGCGAATGTAGGTTCGCCAAACCACATGTAGGGAAGTGATTCGATGGTATTGACGCGACCAGAACCCCAGTATTCGTCACGTTCCACCTTGCGCATAGGATAGCGCACAGTAGAATAAACAAATGTCATGGTGTCGGCTTTCATCAAATTTGGAACAGAATATGTCTCTTGCCCAATCACAGCATTAAAAACGTACGTTCCCTCATAGGGGATTAAATCAGGCTCAACAACTTTTTTGCCGATTAGCTCATTGAGCCAAATCAGCCCATTGCCGTATTGGTAATCGTTTACTTGCTCAAAACCGCGCCCAACAATCCCCGACGCATAGTATGCGTCGGCGATTAGTTGGTTTGTGGTGTAAGTCATCTATTAGCCTTACAGTTGGTCAATGTATCCGCTGACAAGTACGTCTAGATCGTCGCCGCCATTAGTTACTTGATAAAGAACAGTAGGAGCCGCAACATTCAATGCGCAAGGGATAACGAGATTCCCTGCTTGTTGAGCTGCCACACCTGTTCCGAAAACTGCGATACCGTTCGCTGAGGTAGAGCCGTAAGGCGCAAACTCTGCAACGTTTGGAGCAGAAGCTGGAATGTAAAGCAATCTTGCAACAACAAGACAAGCTTTGGGAGGCACGCTTGCGCTCAAATCAATTGCGGTTAAAGTTGTAGCATTACCCGCATCGATTGCAGAGATTGCAGCATCATAAAGCATGGTGCGATCTTTACCACTATTGTATTGCCAGAATTTAAGAATGTGAGCAGAGCCATCAGTCAGCACGGAGCCGATATAACGCACAGTGTCATAACCGAATGGGAGGGTAGGATTTGCATAGCTCAATGAGAATTGCAAAGCAGGGGCCTTATATTTAGATGAATCAGCAATGACCCAAACAGCATAAAAGGTTGAGTTTGCAACGGTGCCGACATCCAAGCCGTTAACGCCATTTACGGCAATATTAGCTGTAACAGGCGCACTGAAAGCGATATCAATGGTATTGGTGATATCGCGACATTGGCCAGCGGCTGCGGTGATTGTGGTCGTAGAAACCCAGGCAAGATTCATGCCTGTTAGATACTTTTCGCCAGCATTTACGATTGGCACTTGTGGATCTGAATAGAGCATTTAATTTTCTCCTTGAAAGAGGAAAGGGGCGGATAAACCGCCCCCCACTGGTTAGAGAGGAATTGCAACTTTCATTGAATATTCGGAGACCATCGTCTTTCCCCAGATGGCATCATGTACCATTCCGCGAGAGTTTTGACCGAATTGACTACCGAAGTAGGTGCGCAAGCTAACACCAGAATCTGGATCTGTTGAGCGAGCAGTATCGAAAGGTGATTCATCGGGTAGGCGAGGAATTGCAAAGTAGAATGGACGACCAGACATAATGACACCGCAACGATGCGAAGGAAGAACAGAAACCTGCATTCCTGGCATAATTGGGGCAGTAATGTTTTGATTTTTTCCGCTGTTAGCTTGCAAAGGAGGATTGCAAGAGACTGTTACTTGACTTCCTGAAGCTGCCGCATTTGCAATGGCTGCGAATTGAACAGGAGATTGTGAGGGAAAATGACCAATCCAAGTTAAGAAGCGAATATTTGGCACATTTGCCACGCCGTCATTGAACTCAAAAGAGTCGTATGCAAGGACAGAATTAGCATCGGTTGCATTGTGAGTACCTGAGAAGGTAATCGCAATAACTGCACCTGATGCGTCAAGAGTCGTAGAAACTACGGTAAGCGTAGAGCCTGCATTGCCTTCTGTGCCAGCCGTGTGAACGGGAAGCAAGTTAGACATTTTCCAATCGCATTTAGAGAATGATCCAATTTCCCAGCTCATGGCTTCTCTATCATTTCGCGTAGGCACGAATTGATTCAAACCTGAGTTTACGACGTTAGGGAATGTGAGGTCATCTAATACCGCGACGGTATTATCTTTAGCTGCGCCGAAGTTACGGAAGAAGGCCAAGGAACTGGCAAGCTGTTTGTAACTGGAAATCGGGGTCACGCCATCGCCGTAGAAGCGGTATGGTGCAGTTTCGCAAACCGTAGCCAAATCGCCTTCAATTTTTGAACCTAATTCAGCTACCGCACTAGCTCCAAATTTTTCCATATAATCGCGCACATTGAAGATGAATTGCTGAGCAGTGAAGTTGTATGCGACTGATTCCTGTTTATCAACAGTAAGAGTCTGAACTCTTTGTTCAACGTCTTGGAATGATACCACCAAGGAGCCGGTGGTCGTAAAGCGTGGGGGCTTGTCAAATAAGACGGTATCGCCCAATTGCTTTTCGATGTTTTCGAAGTTATCGAATTTGCTATTGCCAATGTTCATAAAGGCAAATGAGTTGACGAGCAGGGCTAAGCCTGAATCATTGTACGTTTGTACCTGGACTAAAATATTATTAGACATAAAAATCGACCCTTTTGCATTGCAATGTTATTTTGCGCAGCGTCAGGGTGATTTCCGATTTAACCCTTTAACCAGGGTTGATTTCTCAAATCTTTAATCGACATCTGCCCGCTGCTTCCGGTTTTTAAAGAGGGGGTCATGCGATTTAGAGGGGGCATAGTTTTCGCCTGTTGTTCGTCCATCAAGGCTTGCTTATTAGCGTCAATACTTGCGCCAATTTTTTGAAGCTCTTTTTGTGCGAATTTGGGCGAGCTTTTCGCGAGTGAATCAATATAAGCAAGTTTTTGTGGGTTCTTGCTGAGTTCGTAAACAATCTCGGGAGCATTGTTCATTTTAGCAACAAGATACACAATTTGCGGGAAAGCACCTGGGTCAAAACCGTCAGTGACATCGTCGAAGTCATCGTATGGCTTAGGCCCGCTCATCTTCTCCATGTAAGAGTCTGCGACATCTTTCATGTGAGTCTTGAGCTGTCTTTCTTGCATTTCACGGTTGAAACGTTCTTGAACTTGCTGATAAACAGCGTCCACGTCAATTTCCCTCGTGTCCTCGCCTCGGGCTTGCATACTTTGTTTTTGGCCTTGCAGTTGTGCAAGTTTTGCCTGGAACTCAGCTTCAGCCTTTGCTCGGGTTTGCTCTTCAGTCGCAAGTTTTGCGGTCTGAATCAATTTATTCACTTGCGCTTGGTTTAGCATACGTTCTTGCTCTTGTGGAGCTTGAGCCATTGCCTCGCCTGATGCGCCATTCTCATCAATCATGTGACTTCCTTCTCAGTTTACCCGCTGCCGGTTATGCCCAATGTCGAGTTGGTTCGCCCATTTTTACCCCATGAGTGGGTTATGCCTGGTGATAGGGCCAGTCCCTTTGAATATTAGCTTATGCCATGTCTCTAATGTTTACAAGGGCATTTGCTCACTTTCTACTAATCTTTTGTTTTCGCTAATGGCCTGATAAATTGTTTTCAATGATTCCAGAGCGGTATGTGCGTTTTCAGCATCAATCTCTGCCATCTTAGCAAACTCCTCAACTTCCATCTGATTGATTTTTGCCATGAATTCCGCCAAAGATAAATCAATCTTTTGCTGCGCCTGCTGAGCTTCAATCTCACGGAATTGGCTTTCTTGTGCGATTTTAGCTAGCTCAACCTCTGTTCGGGAGGGTGCCTGGGCTTCTTTCATTTTTAACGCCGCTTCTGCTTGATCACGCTGCATCTGAATTTGCAAAGCCTGATTGTTCATTTGCATTTGCATTTCAGCGAGTTGTTTTTGCATTTTCGATTGCTCGGAAATGCCTTGCGCTTCTTCTTTCATAAAAGCTTCCGCATCAGCTTTGATGCCGCGAGCACGCTCGCTTCTCGATCGATATGCGTCAGCTTGTAGGTAACAATTTCGTTTCCCATCACTTGTGTTCGAGGGATCGTAATCATTTGAACTCCATTCAAAATACCTCTTTGCCGCGACTCGAG